CACTTTTGGCATTGCGCCTTCCCACAGTTTATGATACATATTACCTATACCATTTGCTGTAGAAGTTATTATGATCTGCGTGTCTTTACCAGATGATACAACAGGATATGTTGAGGTATAGAAGTCAGCCGCTCTCTCAACAAACGCAAACTCATCCAAGTATAGAAGGTTGACAGACATACCACGAATAGAAGATCCAGAAGTAGCGGCTGATACGATGCGGCTATTGTTACTGAACTCAATACTTCTTTTATTAAGAGCCTTACACCCCGGCTGTAAGAAGAAAGGTAAGTTCTCTAGCATAAGGTGAATACGTCCTAGCATCTCTTGTGCAGTCGCACCCTTGTTGGCTAGGATAGCAATAGTCTTCTCTGGGTTAAAACAAGCATACCAAAGAAGATAGGCAACAGAACTAATGGACTTACCTGATTGCCGACAAGCCAACACAATGCTAAACCTATTTTCTTTGAAATGGTTAAACATTTTTTCTTGATATGGGTAAAGTTCGAAGTTGACAAGACCTCTATCTAGGTGTATAATCTTACAATAGGTCTTAGCAAAATAGCTAGGATCTGACATACACCTTGAGTATTCTTGTAATTCTTTTTTACTGTAATTATGGTTGATCCCGTCACGTTTAACGTTGGGATTACCCATGTAGGTATCATTTATCTGATGTGTATTCACTTATATCTACCACGTTATCTTGTTCATCATCACTGTCTTTCGACAAAAGCATTCTTTGTAAGTCGCTTGTAGATCCTACAAATAGATTGTTATTTGTTGTGCCTTGAGGAAGTTCTTTTAAAGCATCTTCTTTGTTATATTCTTTTTTCTTTTTGTGTAGATCAAGAAGGTTACCATTAACATCAGCAACGTTCTTCATCATGCCAGACAAGACTTCAAACGCACGAGGATGCTCAGTGGCACGTGCGACTTCCATCATCTCTTCAAGTGCTTCAGACCCCTTTACTAATAAATCGTAATAGGTCTTTCTAGCAAACTCAAAATCATCATCAACATGATCTACTGGTTCATTATTATCAGCCATTAAAAAGGTGCCTGAAAATCAAAAGTTTCGGTAAAGCCAAAGTCGCTATCGGCAGAGGCCAGTGCTGGATTTGTTGTTACAGATATCTTACCTAGTTGAACGTCTGAGTCGGCTAGTCCATTTCCTATCTGACTAATGTTATTTATAGAGGTTCTGATGACACCAGTTTCATTGATAGCACCATAAAAGTTTACTCTCATTTCAAATGTTAATGTGTATATAATAGTTCTACGTGATTCCAGAGTTCCTTCAAAGTCATCATTAAAATCCACACTTTGTAGAGTTATAGGTGTATCTTCAGTTATAGATGGAAACTCAGCAAATGGTTTTATTGTAAGACTATACTGTGGATTGAACGTAGGAAGTATTTGTTCTACCATCTGTAGAGCATCATCCTGTGTCTTGGCGTATATACTAAGTTGAAACCCAATGTTGTAAGGAACAAAACTATAAAACTTATTTCTAAGGTTACTAGTTGTTCCAGCCTGTGTAAAGTTGTTCATCTTCTGTAGTTGTCTTTGAGCATCATACGTAACGTTTGTAATCTCAAAAGACATTCTGGGAAGCTTGATAGCAACCTTAGTGTTCGTATCTAGGTCAGGGTTCTCTCTTATTCTCTCAAGAAACTTTCTCTGAGGACCATAGGCTAGTGGAACTTTTACTTGACTTATAACTTTATTTGAACTATCTTTGCGTAGAACATACAGATTATTGAATAGCGTACCAAATACTGCTACACTCTTCCGTATTCTTTCATGATAGAAATGGGTTCCGAACATAACTAACCTTTATATATTTTCGTGAGGTGATCCTCAAACTGTTCAACTTTATTTAATCTATCAGGCCAAAGGATATAATCCTTTTCGGGGTTCTTCTTCAGATTATTTAGCAGTGGTATTACTGCGTTATATAAAGCGTTTAGTTTATCATCAGATGACGATGCTTCACTCTTAACATTCTTAACTGCGTCAAGTTCATCCTCATCAACTGCCGTAAATCCAAAATCAAATATGTCAGCCATTAGTTATTCTCCGGGTCACCAAAAGGATTGTTCTCAGAGAAGTCTAAGAACCCTGCTCCTATTGTACTAAAGTCAGTGTTCTGTTCGTTCTGACTAATCTGGTTGTCTTCACCTACAGCGGTGACTGTTGAAGTGGCTTTCTTACCACCAACGTTTAAGTCTGTAGTTCCCACTATAAACCTATTAGCAACAAACTCGTGATACTTACCATCGTCTGCGCCGATATGGATAAGCTTAAGAACATTATCTGAGTCTGAGAAGGATGAAACTTCTCCTGACATAATTACTCCCGTAGATAGTGTCTGATTAACAGCTTCTCCTACTGTAAAGCCTCCTCCAGCACTGTCAAGGGTCAACAGATACTCATAAGCATAAGATGTTTCTATTCCATCAATAGCGGCAACGTTTGTATCAAAATCTTCATCGTTGTATTCAAATAACTCACATCTGAGTTTGTATGTAGACAAGTTACTTAATTGATAGAATGGTTGCTCATGCTCTACTGCCATGATCTGGAACATAGAGTTTGACATTGGGATGTATACTAGATCACCTTCTCTTGGTCTTTCACTATTGATATCATTATCAAACCTATTGATAGTTGAAGTCCATCTGCGTCTAGCAACTACGAATGTTGCTTGGTCTCTTATCTCCACACCAAACTTAGTAAACAGATCTCCTTCTCCATCAAAGCCATCTGTATTCTCAATATACATTTCTATCTTATATGAAGAGTTAAACCTAGAAGGAACGTCATCACCAAATATTCTGTCTTCATTAACTATGTCTCTAGGCAAGTAATAAACGTCTTGCCCAAACATCTTCAAAGACTCTATGGTAATATCTTCATAGAGGTTCTGTTCAGAGCTTACCTTTTGACTGAAGTAAAGATTAGTTGCCATTCGACTTTCCACCAATGTAGCCGCCTACGATACCAATCACGCCAGTGAGTGACATTTGAAGCAAGCCAATTACACTTTCATCCAACTCTCCACCATGCTCATTAGCCATCATAAATTCGTCTACGACTATAAGTCCTAAAATTCCCATAAGCCCCATAACCAAAACTAATACTATTAGATCTTTTGTATATTTCATTTCTTGTACACCGTTGCCTTTAAGTATTCTAGTTCTAGTCTTAACATTTCCATTTCTGTTTTTAACTTTTGAACATCTTTTGTTGTTTGTTGAACTGATGCTGGGGGTGACCATTCATCAATCCAGTCATCGTTTTCTTCAATCTCTTCCCAATGGGTTAATAGTTCTCGTTCAATAAAAGTAAGTCTTTCAGTAATACCAAAGTATCCCCAAACAGCAATGCCAGTAAAAGCAATTAGTGCTATTAGGTTTTTCAAAGGTATAGTGAATTCACTACCTTCATTAAGTTTATTTGGTTGTGCCATATTATCCTACAAAAAAATCCGCTGGAAGTTCATGCTCAAGACGTATAACCTCTTTTAATCTTGCTATCTCTTGTAAAGCATCTTCATATATTTGTCTACCGTTTAGTGTTACTCCACCGGGCATTACCATACCTTCAAACTTGATAAGGTTTGATCCCCACTGATGTTTGATTAGGGCTGTAGTATATTCTTTCAGCCACAAGTCATTCCAAACAGCGGTATAAGAGTTTCCATCTATAACGCTATAAACTTCAGCGACAATATATTCGCCCACTTTTATATCTTCTCCAAACTCACCATGAACATAAAGACGATTTTGCTTTCTGACATAATCTACTTGAGGAGTTCCGTTTAATCTCATGTCAAGTAAAGACAGATACTGTTGAACTTGTTCATAGTAAGCAAGGTCTCCAACATAAGAATGCATATTAGCTATGTCATTCATATGCATTTGATACTTGACACTAAACATATTACGTGAGAACATACCACCTTGTAACTTGAATAGTTTCGTAACCTGTTGTACGTTAGAAGATATTGTCACATACTTATTTGTCACATCATCCGCTGTCACTAGGTGTTGGATATATCCTCTATAACTTGCTTCTGAATGAAACTCTCTAAAATACTGTAGTGCCTCATCTACACGATCACTTATCTGATCTTCGTCCACGTTGATTTCGATGACAGGATCACCTAGTCTGCGTAAGCAGTAGTCTATTAAACCTTGTCTTGTACTAGGGTTAGCCATATGTCGTTCCTATTTTACTAGTATTTATATCAGTTTAAAAGAGTTCCAGACTGACTGTACACGTTAATGCGATAGTGAGAACCATGCTGTCCATCAAGTTTGTCTGCATCTAAATTATTACCAGCACCATCTCTTGCAAGCATTTCAGTGTATATTGCGGCACCATATTCAGATCTTAGTTTTGTGGCTGTAAGTAGAGTAGTCACATTAAACGCCGCACCATCAGCCGTACCGACTGTTAGTATACCATCTGCCGAATCAAATGTTGTGCTTGCTACTCCAGCAACTGCTACTGTTCCAGCACTATCCACAAATCCTTGAGCATCAATAGTTAGAACAGGGACTAGAGAACCAGATCCATACACACCCGCCGTGATTGAAGATGCCGAAGCCTTGGACACAAGTGTCCCTGATGTCGGTAAAGTGACGCCAGTGTTTCCAGTAGTTGTTAAAGTGGTGGTATGTGCGCCACTTGTTATAAAGCTTCCAGCAAGAGTTAAGTCTCCAGTAAGACTGATAGTTCTATTAGCATTGTTAACATCAAGTGTAAGAGTTCTATCAGCGGATAAAGCTGGGCTTGCGCTATTGGAAACTACTAAAGTTTCGAAGTCAGTAGTAGTAGCATCTCTAAGACCAAAGGTAGTTACATCATTAAGAGCTATTGGACCATTAATATCTCCACCATTTATAGTAGGACTAGTTAGTGTCTTGTTAGCAATAGTTTGAGTTGCTTGACTGCCTACAACATTATCTCCACTAACAGCGGCACTAAGTTGACTAAGTGTTGTAGTAAGAGTGTTGTTACTTAAGTTTAGAGTTTTTCCAGTAAGTGTCTGTGTTCCAGTTCTTGTGGCAATAATGTCGCTATCTATTTGGATAACTCCATCCAAAGAATGTGCCGCCGCTGTTACAGTTAATCCAGCCGAACCTGTTAGAGTTCTGATATAGTTACCACTAGTACCAGAATCTAACTTTATTATTGTTGATCCAATAATAGACACAATTCCAGCGGAGTCAACTGGAGCCTCACTAAATGAGGTGCCTAAAAAGTTACTTAGTTTTTGTACCATTTCTATACCTTCTTATGGTTATGCTTGGGCTTCGCCCCATCTTAACTGAATAGTTCCTTTCACGTCACCTGATTTGGTGAAAGCATTAATAGCAAGAACGTCTGGACCATCTGGATATTTAAAGTCTCCACCTAAAGGAGCACCTGATAATTCTTTTAGACCCGTAAGATCCAAATCAGTTACTAAGGCATCCGCTCTAGATGCATTAACAACGAAAGCAAAGATACGCTCTCCCGGAAGTGCATAAGTTCCACTGCTCCACGTAATATCATCTTTCTCTGCTACTTGAGCAAATGATGGCTGTCCACCCTCATTCACAGCATTCAAAGATTTCCATGTTGCATCACTGAAGTTTCTAGGATTAATAATACCCTGAACAACCACCTCACCAGAAGTTGACGATCCACGAGACATTCCAACTGCACATTGCTGTAGTAGGAGTTGAGACCTGTTTAGTAGTTCTTTGGCACCCAATCTTCCGACTGAAGAGTTTGATACTGAAGGAGCCAATCTAATCATGAATGACGTGATGGGTGTTGAACCAATCTTGTCACCTGATGTGTTGTGAGAGTTTGCGTAGTTAAAGATGTAACCTCTATCTGTATCAAAGCCGCCATCCATTACTAGGGCAGAACCCCAATGAGAAAGAGTTGGTGAACAAGTGTTAGATATTTCAATAATACCAGTGTTACTACTGTGACCTATCGCACCACCCGCCGTAAGGTTATTTGTATTACCTTGTAGGTATTGAGTTAATGTTGCTGAACGAGTACAGCCTGTGAAGTTTCCAGCACCGTCTGTTACGCTACGACCTGTGTATGAAATGATTTCGTTATCAATCATTAATATACCAGTATCATCAAACTCTTGTAAGTTAGCCCCCGGAATTGATGTGGCATTACTATCCACAGTGTTTGTTAGGTGCGTAATAGGCGAGTCATTCTCAATAGAGTATCTAACAGGAAGGTTACCTGATCTCATATAGGCTTCATCATTTACGTTATTGTTTTTCATCCTATGAATATACAACCATCTACCATCATCACCTCTAACCATGAAGTGAATGAAACCAGCACCATACCAAGAGTATTCAAGGCCAATCATTTGCATCTTGTTGAAGTCCCAATGATAGCCAGAACTACCTTGACCATTAGCTTTATCCATGTTCCACTTAGATTGCGGCACTCTAACCTCAGTTACTTTTTGTGCTCTTACACCAGCTTGAGTAATACCCCTATAGTCTGGTGTAATAAACATTGAAGTGTTGCTAACAATTTCAGTGACAAAGTGTGTCATACCTCTAATACATATTTTAGAACCAGCCCGAAGTTGTTCACTTAATCTAGTGTTACTTCCAGTAACAGCACTACTATTTTGAGTTACAGATATAGTTCCTGTTACGTTTTCTGTACAAGATCTTCTGCAACAGAACATTTGATTACCATCGTATTCTATATAGATACCATTCTGATCATCAAACATACCCGCACGAACAGCGGAACCAACCCATCCTGTCACATTTACTTTACAAACTTCTTCCAAAACCGCTGTGGTATCTGCTAAAACTGATTTAGCGGCAACTCTAAATGTATAGTCATCCACAATAGATGATACAACGTAGGTGTCAGCATATCCAGAAGTTAGCACTCCACTAATTTTAATATTTGCCCCCGCTTGAAGACCATGATCAATATCGTCCGTTCTAATAGTAATAGCAGAACCCACTGATGTGCCAGCGGCTGTAATACTTTGAATATCATAGTTAGGAGCAAATAGTGTTCCTGATGACCATAAGAATCCTTTACCTGACTGATACCTGAAGAATCTCTTAGACTGTCTTACAACAGCCGCCGCATAAGTAGGTGTTTTTGTAGCAAGAATAACACCACCATCCGAAGGTCTGTGTAGAATAGTTGCGTTAGAAACAGCAAACAACGTAACATTAGATGGACTTCCAACTGCCGCACCAGCTCTTGCTGAATAGGTTAGAGTTCTGAGGCTTGGTGTTGACTTAATAACAAATGGTCCAGTAGCATTAGCGGCATTAGTTCCACTAGCCACAGTCGTGTGTATAGGACACCCCGGAATTAATCCATGAGGATTAGTAAACGTGAGGGTTATTACGCTTGGATCTGCACCATTCGATGCGATTGATGCTACTGGAATAGAAGCGTTAGCATAAACGCCGCCTTTTCTACCAATAGTTTCTTCTGTTTTCAAAGACTGTCCACCAGTTGTTCCAACCGTACCACGAGCAAAATATGTTACAGTAGTAGTATTTGGGACAGTATGTAATAAGAAGCTACCATCAGCACGAGAAAATCCTGCTATACCAGCACTCAATCCTGAAACGTTTACAACGTCACCAACCACTAAGTTGTGAGCCGCTGAGAATACTATTGTGATAAGACTATTGGATGTACTAGACGTTTGATAATCTGTTGTGATAGTGCTGACTGTAACATCAATCCCCGGCTCATCATACGTAGATGGATATCCTTTAATGGTTCCGTAACCAGCCCATTTAGTAGGCTGTAGACCATATTCAAAGTCAGCGTCAATCAATGACTCAGGATTTGATACACGCATTCTTTCGATAGCATCTGTGCCAAACTGCCATGGTCTGATAGTCTGACCATATTCAACTTGAGGTTCTACAAAGATTTGTAAAGCATCTGATGCCGACATACCTGATGTAGTTTTACCAAGAGTAATAGTGGTAAACCCACTGGTGAGAGTGTCTACTGTAGGGAAATCTGTGTTAGTTCCCTTTGTAAATACTGCCGTAGTTCCAGCAAAGGATGCGTCACCAAAGTTGTATATAATAACATTGTCGGTTACGTTTGTTATTAGAAGGAGTGTGTCAATAGTATGCCGCCCCGGAACAACAATAGTGCCAGCACCCGCATTCCCCGGTGTAAAAACGTAATCTCTTAGTAGTATTTTCGCCATTTTATTTTCCTATCCTAACGCAACTGCGAATGCTATCGATTGACTTTGTGTACTAAATGTTGCAACATCCGCTGAATCACCCTTGTCACCTTTTTGGCCTCTTTGACCAATAGACGAATATAGTTGCCAGTTATTATTTATATGTATCAATTCTATAATAGATTGACCTAAATCGAGTTCAAAATTATCCGCAAATCCCTCAATAGTTTCTCCGTTTCTATTAACGATAACAGAGTTAGTAGAGTAGTTCGCAACGTCTATGAGTCTCACATAATCTCCTGTTACGGGATTTTGTGGAAGGGTTACATTAACTACTCTTGAAGAAGTATCGATTGCATATCTTCCAGCCGATACCGCCGTAAAATCAGATTCGTATATTGTATAGTTCGTAGAGAATACTCTAAAGTCAGAGTCAAATCCTAAGTAACTTCCTCTGAGTTTTCCGAAGTTCCAAGTTCCAAGTTGAAATCCATCACCACTAGTATTGATAACTGAATCTGGAACAGAGGAATCTAAACCATCTTGAATTAGATTTGTGAATGTTGTCCACTCACCACTGGTAGCATCTCTGAAGAAACCAGCCCTTCTCTTTGGACCAGCCGCTGAGTCTCTGTATCTACCCACAACCCCGATATCAACAGCATCGCCATTGTTCGAGTCTGCAAGTTTGATTAGAGCGTTTGTAACTCTAAGGTCAGTTGTGGTGTTAAGAATATAATCGCCACCAACTGTGAGGTTTGCTCCAACTACCAAATTTCCTGAAGTATTAAGAGTTGCAAATGTAGGGGTTGCTGATGTGCCAACATCTTGTCCAATGGCAACAGAACCATTAGTAATAGTGACACCAGTTCCATTACTGAAGTGTGCTCTTACTTCACCAGCATTGGGGCCAGTGTATGTTATAACTCCTGTGGTAGAATTGTAAGCTAAACCACCATCGCCACCACCATCAGTAACTGATATAGCGTTTTTAGCGTCACTGTCTGCCCTAGCAGTTGTATAATAAAGATTAGAACCTTCAGACACATCTGATGTTAAGATAGATGCATTGATGTAAGAGTCTACTCTTGCACTTGTATAGTAAAGGTTTGACCCTTCGCTTAAGTCTGTTGTAGATCTTGCACTAAGAGACGCCGCTGATAGAGTACCAAATAATGAACCTGTGGCAGTGACATTACCCGCCGCAATTATATCTTGACCTCTGATATTCTTATCAACACCAAGGCCACCTGAGATCATGAAAGCTGCATTAGTTTTTGATGCCGCTTCAGTTCCACTATGAATAGTAAATCTACCGTCTGTAGACATAGTAAGACGATCTGTCCCACCAGTTAAATTAAATGGAGCTTTTCCCACACCACTTTTTATTTTAAGTTCAGTGTTAGCCCCTTCAAATCCAATAACCATATCGTTATCAGCGGATGTTCCTATAACACCAATACCATGATTAAACTGTCCACTAACTCCTAAACTTAATACGGCTGATCTACTCGAATCACTGGACGCAAAGTTTAATACAGATTGCGTTGAATCTCCTAACAGCCCATCATCGTTAAATGATATGCCACCATACTGAAGACCAAACATTTTAGATGAGTCTATAATAGGATCTACAAGAGTTTTATTAGTAAGTGTTTGAGTTGAAGTTAACCTAACATACTCAGGAGTTCTTAAGGTGATATAAGCAGAGTCTACTAATGCAGTTGCGTCTGTGTTGACTCTACCAGTAGTATAGTATAGATTACTACCTTCTGATAAACCACCAGTGTTATGATTGGATAGAGTGGATACTTGACCAGTGACGTTACCAACAACACCGCCCGTAGCAGTAATGGCACCCACAACTGTTGCGCCACTGCGAACACGTAGGTTATTAATATTTGCACTATCAGTTACAAATAAACCGTTCTTAACTTTAAAATCTTTTTCTGCCATAGTTCACTTTCCCCAAGGCGTTACTTGTATTTATGATATTACAGTTTTCACTGGCTTCACTTTTATATTACCCATTCCAGTTGATCTTGTAAATATTAGTCTAATATCAGCACCAACAACATCAGCGGTTAAAGTTCCAATGTCACTGTCATTTGAGAACGAACTTGTCATGCCATACTCTGTATAGAACACATTCGTTTTATTATATGTTAGTAACAACTTTGATAGTTGAACATTCCCACCAGCACTGTCATCCATATGAACAAGATACTCTATAGACTTAAAGTCGCTATCGTGTGTCTCGGTATCAATAACTGTAGCCGAACCATCTACTATAGAAATGTCGGTGGGCTTAGTGAACAATTCACCGCTAGTATTTGTTACTTTACTAAACACTGCGCTATAGGCAGAGTCCATATCAACTTTACCGTTGGTAATCCCAATACCATTGCCACCAGTAAAGTGTGCTCTAGTTTCAGTTGCCGAAGCTCCCGTGTAGGTGAACGTTCCTGAAGCAGAGTCATAAGCAAAGCTTCCATCTCCACCAGCATCAACGGCTCTTACAGATTCTCTGGTTCTAGACTTAGTGTAATCTGAGTCGAAGAGAGTGGTTGGGAAAGATCCCCCATCCGCTGTGTTTATCGTGAAGATACCTTTATCACTATCAAATGATGTTGAGGATACTCCAGCAACAGATACTGTAGAAGCAGAGGTAACTTGTCCTTGAGCATTGATTGCTAGGACAGGAACTAAAGAAGCAGAACCATAACTAGCCGCTGTTACGCCAGTATTGGTTATGCTTAGAGTATTACTATCAGCCGCATAAGATATTCCTGTTCCACCTATCGCCGCCGCATCTAATGTTGTATTGAAGTCACTATCAAAGTTACCTTGAGTGTAGACATTTTCAACATCAAAACTAAACACACCAGTAGAAGAGTTATATGATAAGTCTCCACTTGCGCTAAGATGTGCTCTGACTTCTGCCGCACTTGGACCCGTGTATGTAAATGTACCTGAGGCAGAGTCATAAGTGAAACTACCGTCACCGCCAGCATCAACTGATCTAATAGATTCTCTGGTTCTAGACTTTGTAAGATCACTGTCAAGAATAGTAGTTGCGAATGAATTACCATCCGCTGTGTTTATTGTAAATATTCCTGTGGCTTCAACGAAAGCGGCACTCGACACACCAGCAACAGATATCGTTCCTATAGAGTCTACTTGTCCTTGAGCATTTATTTTAACTTGAGGTACTAGAGATGCAGATCCATACGTGCCAGCAACTACTGTAGTGTTGGTAAGAGTTATTTCGCCATTACCACTATTATAGGTAATGCCTGTGCCACCTGAGAAATGAGCACGTACTTCAGCGGCACTTGGTCCTGTGTAAGTTATAACACCATTTACTGGATTATATGTTAGAGACCCATCTCCACCAGTGTCAGTTACTGATATAGCGTTTTTAGCGGCAGAATCTGCTCTTGATGTTAAATAGTATTTGTTAGTACCTTCTGATAGATTAGTTGTACTAAAGTTAACTAAATGATTTCTAGTCGAACCTAATGGCTTATTAAGATCCCAAGTGTCTGAAGTAGCATTATATTGTATGAGAGCATTAGATCCTGTTACAGTAATACCAGAACCATTAGAGGCGGCACTATCAACCGCACTATCTGCTAATATAATATTTTTATCATTGATGGATAATGCTGTTGAGTTTATAGTTGTCTGAACACCATCTACTTGAAGGTTACCAGCAATAACAACCTTACCAGTATTGTCTCCAACGCCAGCGGGATCTATAACAAGTGTGGCTGGACCAGCAATATAGCCAGTTGTAGTTATGTTTCCATATGTTCTATCACCAGAAATGAATTCACTAGTCCCAGAGTCGTTACGTGCAGTTGTATAGTATAGATTTGATCCTTCAGTTAAATCAGTGGTGGTATTAGAAGTCATTGCAAATTTAACTACGACACCATTACTATCTAATACTCTTAACTGACTATTATGGTCTTCTAATCTTACGCCACCAAGATAAAGTGTTTTACCAGATAAATATAGTTCTTTCCATTTATTGGTGGGAGATCCTAAATCATATGCACTATCTGCACTTGGTATTATGTTACTTCCAATACTAGGCAGAGATGCAGTATTAGTTTCGTCTATAAGTTTTAACCAATTTCCACCATGAGCATAATACGCTCTTTGTGTTCCATGAACA